TACGTTCACATTTTTTTCCCAAATTTCAAAAACTTTTACCCGTGTTTTCTAAATAGCAAAACATGTAACTTGATATATTATACAATATAGGCTATTGTACAGTATGAGACACTTAAAGCACTACATTAAATTATCGCAAAGGGTTTATTTTCTTAATGGGAAACCTTATTGGAAATCTGGAAATAGAAAGCACAAGGTAGCGGGTGCGTTACAGGCATCCGGCCATAGGACGATAACGGTTAATCAGAGATATACTTTATACGTCCACCGTCTTTTATGGTTGATTGAAAAAGGTATTCCCAAACACGCAATAGACCATATTGATGGGAACCCTGATAATAACTCTATTGAGAATTTAAGAGATGTACCACAATACCTTAATATGAGGAATCAAAGAGGGCGTGGCAAATCTAAATATCGGGGAGTATCGTGGAACAGCCGGAGTAATAAATGGCAGGCCACTTGCTCAATACAGTATAAGCAAAAACATTTAGGCCACTATGATACTGAGGAATTAGCTCATCAGGCTTACTTGAATTACATGGACTCCATCAAGATGCGCGAGTTTGTTCGTGAGTAAGGGTCAGAAAACATTATCATTTCAGCCTACTAAATTCCGCGAATTCCGGCGCTTGAAATGGGAATACCAGAAAGCAACTAACCGCGCGACTTTATCAGACAGTGAATATATAATGCACTGTGCCGGCGTTGTAGCCAAAAGTTTACAAATAAGAAAACAACAAGGAGATGTATGAAGATTCAACCACTAGCTGACAATATCCTGCTGCAGCCGATAGAACCTCCGACAACAGTCGGCGGGATTCTACTGCCTGAAGGATCACGGGAGAAAACACAGCAGTTTAGAGTAGTAGCGACAGGCACCAAAAAAGCCTGTGTTGTAAAAGTCAATGACAATGTATTAATAGGCAAGCATGCGGGAACTATAATAACCGCAGACGGTGTTGAATACCGTTCATTGCCTGAGAGTGAAATATTAGCAATAGTGAGGGCGAAGTAATGCCAGCGAGAAGGAAACATAGATGACCGAAACTAATGAAAACAACGAAAAGAGGTTTGGCGAGATGCTCGCTGAATATCGGGCGTCCAGGAGGATGTCACTTCGTGAATTCTGTAGACAATCTGGGGCTGACTGCAGTAACATTAGTAAAATCGAGAGAGGGAAAATGTATCCTCCCAAGAACAGGGAGACAATTGAAAGTTATGCTGAGATTTTGGGCATAACTGATGAAAAAGAGCTGCAGGTTTTTTATCATGCAGCTTGTTTAGAAAACAACATTATCCCTGATGATGTTAATAAAAAACTAATGCCTGCGTTCTTCAGGACTGCTACTAAGCAGAAACCTACAGAAGAAGAGTTGGAGGAGCTCATTAAGTTAATTAATGATGCTTAAAATGTAGTCAATGGTATAAAAATGATAGTCAATCCTAATATGGCAATGGTTTAATTTATGGGCGGTGGCGTTGATACCATAGGAGGCAGCCCGCTGGAGGATGAACTGGCGGAGCTGTCTCTTCTTTTTACTGAGGGTATAAACCAAGATGAGCAGGCAATACCACAGGAATATATTGACGCATCCAAAGAGTGGCTTAAAAAGCAATATGAGGTAATGACTGATTCTGGAGTATTGGCAAAGATTGATGCTGCGGGAATGGAGCAAGGCCGTATGATTTGGTTATTTATGCACACTGCCTATAAAACTGTCATCCAATTCGGCATGTATTATCAGGTCGATGGCTTATGGAAAACACACCCAGCAGTGGGTGATTTTATTAAGCTTGAGGCTAAACTGGACAGGTGGATTACGGCTCATGCAGGTAATCCTATGGCAAGGCATAATAAGAATATGAATTTAGAGCCTACTGGTGGCACTGCCAGCCATGGGAATAGGAAAAATCCGCTGTTAGATATAATCAATGAATAATAACAATATAGATGATTATTATGGATATCCTTTTGATTTTCCCAGGGGATACAGGCCTTCAGATACCGCAGACAAAGACTTATACTACTTCTGTCAAAAGACATTTGATAAATACATCTCAGTAATAGAAAACTGCATGTTTCATGTTAAAGGCAGTTTAGACGGTAAGCCTTTAATCTTGGAGAAGTGGCAGAAGGATATGATTGCTGCTTTATTCTGCCTGAAATATAAATCAGATGACCGCCGACGATACCGTGAAGGCTTCATATATGTCCCACGTAAGAACGGCAAAAGCCTATGGTGTTCTGCGGTTGTATTAGCTTATTTTATCTGCGATCCTGAGAAGGGTAAAGAGGTTGTAAGTGTAGCTGCGGATTCAGAGCAGGCTTCAATCATTTATGAGCCATTACTGCACGCTTTAAAAGAGAAGTCCAGCCCGATAGTAGGCAAGGGTAATATAAACCCTGATAAGCGCTTTAGAGTGTACATGAATCCTAAGATGATCATATCAGAGAATAAGAAGAACAAGTACAAGGTGCTGACATCTGACGGCGATAAAAACCACGGGCTTAATGTATCACTGGCTATAATGGACGAATTACACGCATGGAAACAAGAGCGCGGTGATAAGATCTATGAGGCGGTTAAAACATCGATGAACGTCAGGAAAAGCCCGCTAATAATTAACATCACTACCGCCGATCATATGCGCGACTCATTATGTAATAAGAAGTTTGAGAAAGCTAAAAAGGTTTGTTCTGGTGAACTGGATGACCCTGCTTTCTTTCCTGTGCTCTATTATCTGGATTCAACCGCTGATTGGAAAGATCAAAGCAACTGGTATAAATGCAACCCACAGCTTAATAAATCGATATTCCTTCACAACTATGAAGCAGAGTTTAAGGACGCGCTGGAAGATCCAACTCAGACAAACTCATTTAAGCGCCTTTACTTAAATATACAGACTCAATCTGAGACTAAGTTCCTGGATTATAACAAGTGGATATCATGCGAGGAGCAGATAGACTTAACTGATCAATTATGTTATGGCGGTTTAGACCTTGCTTATAAATCAGACTTATGCGCGTTTGTTTTAGTATTCCCTTACGGCGATAAGTACCATGTGATAACACGCCTATGGATACCTGAGAAACATCCTAAGATAAAGTTTTACCATGATAGGGGCTGGATTGAATCAGGCGATGTAAAGACCACTCCAGGAAATGGGATTGATTTTAAGACGGTACGGGAAGATATAGCGGAACTGTGCAGCCACTACAAGCCATTTGAAATCGGTTATGATCCGCGATTTGCTACAGAACTCTGTCAGCACTTATATAATGAGGACGGGCTGCCTATGGTGGAAGTATCACAAAGTGCCAGATACTTATCAGAACCGCTTAAGGATATAGCTGTTTCTATCTCTAATGATAAATTCAGGCATGACGGCAATAAATGCGCATCATGGCAGATTGGTAACGCTACAGCAAAAGAGATGGATGGCGGATTAATAAAGCTTGTTAAGCCTCAAGGCAATGACGCGACACTGCTTAAGGTTGACTTTGTGGCTGCTTTATCTATCGCACATAATCGGCTTTTGTTTAATGATGACGGAAATTTTAATGATTCCCTTAGAAAAAAGATCAAAAGCGGTGTAAATTTATTATAGATTTCGGGAGGCCGGCGGTTTCTGTTTCCTCCCTTATTGCGGGTTTTTACTCCTTTTTTGTCCCGCATCCTTTGTTGCCGGTCTCCTTTTATTCTCCAGAGTCGGGGGACTCAATCAGCCCGCTAAACTTTTCCGGCGGGCTTTTTTTCTTGACACATGCCTAATTGCCTGTTACGTTACAACTATGGGGCGCTAGAATGAGAGGTGTGTGTGTTTGATCATCCGTTACAGCGAAAGATAAAGACCCTGGATGCAGAAGAGTACAAGGATATACTTAGAGCGCAGATGAGGGGCTTGAGGCTTGAATATGCTATATACAGTGACCGTGATGATTCTGAATCCTGTGCAGAAATCCGCGAGGAGTTTAAGACCGTTCAATATGAATTACTCACCTTTTGCAGAGCTGAGAAGCGTTCAAACAACTACCACGGAGAGAAAGCATGAGAATTGCAGCCCTATTTTTTGCCCTAACAGTATTGACTTGCTGTACTACTACAACAGTCTATGAGTCTAAGTATGTTTCGACAGCTACCGAAGCAATGCAGTCAACTAAGCAGATTATAATCAACGGTCAGGGATCAGGCAGCGCTTTTTACCTGGGGAATAATGTCTGGGCCACCGCTAAGCATTGTGTAATGGAAATGAGGGCCGGCGGAATGTTTTATCATATAACTATGGATGACGTGCCTTGCCGGATACTGTCGGCATCCGTAGAGCATGACGTGGCGTTATTCATGGTTGATACGCCAAAAGATATAAAGCCGTTCAAGTTTGCTAATCATCGGCCAAAACTGGCGGATATGATTTATTCAGTCGGTTATCACTTAGGTTATGAAAAGACTTTCTCTATAGGTTTTGTCTCTAAGCTTTATGATGATGCTATTATCCACACTGTGCCAATGAATCCAGGCTGCTCCGGCGGAGTTACGCTAAATACTGATTTTGAGATTGTAGGCGTTAATAGCGCTATCTTAACGGCGTTCGGCGGATTCGGCGGATGGAATGGGGTTTCTTACAGCGTTGACGGGAAGAAACTGCTTGAGCTTCTATTCTGGACAATGGATAACACTCATGAATGATTATCAATTACAGCGCTTTGTATTTTGGCTGGCTTTTGGTTGCGGGTGTGCTTTGTTCATGCTCGCTTATTTATTGATTGATGTTTAGCTTTATTATTGCAAGTTTAGGGCTTATTATCATATATTTTTATGTATTAGGCGCTTTCTATAAATTTTATCAATAATATTGACAGAATCAATAAGTCATTGTAATAGTATCAATAGTACTAATTTGCAAATTACATAACCATTTAGGCGCTTTATGGGCATTAAATCCTTTTTTAAAGGCTTATTTCAGGGCAATCCGAATGACCCTAGATACTGGCCTTCTCAATACTTTTCACGCAATTTATGGCAGACCTTCCTAAATAAAACAAATTCAAATATAAATGTAACTTCAGAAAACGCTTATCAGGTGGCCGCGTATTGGGCTGCAGTTCGTGCCATTGCTGAGGACATTGCGAAACTGCCTATTAAAGCTTATACAATAGATAAGGACGGGAATAGAAAGCCCATAGCGAAAAATCCGCTTTTAGATGTACTTACAAAAGGTTTCAATGAAGAGACTGATTCAATGACAGGGATTCAGACCTGGGTGCAATGGATGCTGACATTCGGGAACGCTTATACAATCATTGAGCGTAATGCTATGGGTAATATGCGATTCACATTGATCCATCCGTCAAGAGTTACACCACATCGGCATGAAGAATCAGGACAGTTATACTATCATGTATCGGATGAGAATGAAGCAGACCAGCGCAGAAAAGGAAAAAGGCCGGAGCCGACGATAGTTTTTGCGAATGAAATGCTACACCTAAAAGGCCCAGGTAATGGAACTGTAGGCTTTTCAATGGGCGAGATTGCTGCTCAATCACTGGGGATATCAATAGCATCACAGAATTTTACCGGATCTTTCTTCGGCAATAACCTTTCAATCGGATCAGTGCTTAAGACTGACAAGCCACTAGATCCTGATGTAAAAGAATCAATCCGTAAGGAGTGGAATAAAAAATTCGGCGGTAGTAACAAGGCTTACAACTTGGCAATTCTTGACCGTGGTTTCTCTTACGACAATATCCAGATGAACAGCACAGATGCCGAGCTTCTTAATACACGCAAGTTTCAGGTGCAGGAAATAGCCCGCTGGTTCAGGATTCCACCGCACAAAATAATGGATATGACACAGGCCAAGTTTGCGAACCTTGAACAGAATGACCTGAATTACATCACGGATACTTTAACGCCGTGGATATCAAGACTTGAAAGGCAACTTAAATTTAAATTCCACCGGACTGATAACACTTATATAGATATAGATGAAAAGGGATTGGCTCGCGGTGATATGGCAGCCCGCACAGCTTACTATAATAGTCTGTTGATGAATGGCGCTATAACTCCGAATCAGATACGCAAGGCGGAGGGCTTTGAAATTGAAGAGAATGAAGCTTTAGACCGCTATTATATGCAGATGCAAATGCAGCCGATAGACTTAAACATTGAATCACAGGAACTGGACAACGAGACAAAGAAAAAAGCACTTGAGGAACCGGAACCAGA